CTGCTCAAAATCGTCAGAGAAATAACCCTCAAGAAGCGTGATTTTTCCAAACTGACTAAATAAAAGCAGGGACCATGTGTCCCATTAACTTAAAGGAAATTTATCATGGCAGTATTTACAAAAACAAATGGTACTACACAACCAGTATTTGCACTGGACGTAGCAAACGGTTCCATTGCAGGAACAGCCAACGTGGCAGCACAAGGCCCAGTTCAAATAGCAGGTCCAAAACTTGACTTCTTCTCTTTGACAGCCAACGCTGCTCTTACCAATGCTGGTAACGTGAATGGTTACTTGAACAACGTGTTGACATCAATTCAACAACTTGGTACTATTGCAATGTATCAAGCAGGTGCAACAGCTGGCACAATCAACTTGGCTATCTATCCAAGTGGTGCTTATACCACAGCTACCTTGGTTGCCGCTGCTCAAACAGCCAACGCCACAGGCGGCTTGAACATTGGTATTCCAACTGGCAACGTTGCTGCATCCGCTACATTCACTAACCTGTAATCAGTTTAGACCCACAGCAACCCCGGACGTAAAAAATCTGGGGTTTCTTTTTGGCATTAAATACTCCTAGAATGAAGATAACATGCCGCACACTTTTTGATTGTAGTCTTACAGGCGTTACTGGACATTTTCGTTCCAGCGAAATACCATTCCGTGATCGTGTGGGGCAAATGGTACACAATCAAGCAGACTGGAATCACAGTCGCAACCAACAACGCAACTGGGAAACTCTGTTGCAGATCATTGGTCTGCGTACACAGCCACAAGATATTTCTGTGCCCGAACATCGCAACGGCGTCTGGGAGTTTGAGTTTAGATCAGAATCTCCCGGAGTGTATGAGATGCACAACAATCCAGATCCGCTAGCAGGACTCAAGAGTGATTGTGAAGGCGTGCCCATGATGCTGAATCTTACCGAGCAACCTGCCATGGCCCCCACAATTGCCACGTCAGGAACAGATCAAAACATTTGGTTCTCTGCGGTAAATACATCAATGGAGTAATGATTAATGGACACTACTGAAATTGAAAAAAAGAGCCTGGAAGCCCACGTTGAATTGTGCGCAGAGCGCTACAAGTTACTGGAACTCAAACTAGATTCTTTGGAAACAAACATTGGCAAAGTAGTTGATACCATGGCTGCCCTTCGTGCCATGATGGAAAGATCTACTCAAAAAAGAACTGATCAATTGTTGAGCTGGGGCATAGGAATTATTGGTGTGTTACTGGGCACTATAGGCTGGTTGGCAACACATTACATACGGACGCTATGATACAAAAACAACAGCAAAAACTTGACCGTTGGACTGCACGTGAACTCAAACATCATATCAACCAAATTATAGTAACTGATGATGACGGTGCTGTGATTGTGTTTGGCAAGTACCGTATTGTGACCGAGTCAGACTGCGCCAGAGTTTACTCCTGGGATCGCGAGATAAACTGTTTCAGCAACAAACGAGTGGCCATGAGCTGGTGTACAGCAGACATACAACATCATTATGGACTATGCAACATGATCATGATTCTAGACCGCAAAAAACAAACACTGGCTGCTGACATATACTGCCGTAGCAGTGTGGGGCGACAAAGCCGCAGCGAAGATTTCTACGAAATTACAACTACAAAAATCCAGCCAAAAATAGCCCAGTACAATTTGGTAAGTACTGAACTGGAGAAATGTGTAAACCAGGCTAAATACATACAGATTAGAGGATTCAATAATGAAACTGACAGAACTATCGGCACCTAAGCCATCAAAGCAAATAGCCAAAGTATTCGAAAGTTACTTTGGTTCACGTATTAGTTTTGACCAACTTACTCGTGGCCAAACTACACAAATGCTGACTCGTGTGCGAGGAGTACTAGGTGAGCATCGTGCCACCGCCGCTCGCCACACTAGCGAACGTAACCCAAAATACTTGCAATTGGTAATGATGGAGCAAGCTCTATCCAGCCGCTTGCAGGAAGACAACTTGCCAATTGCACCAGCTGCCCCTGTTGCTGGCGCTGCTGCACAGCCCAAGCCTGCTGCCCCTGGCACTGCCAACAAAGATCCCAAGGTTGATGCTGCAATTAAAAAATCTGCTGCTGGACAAACACTCAACCCTGAAGAACAAAAACTTGTGGCCGGCGCTGCTATGATGGCTGCTGAAAGCCGTTTGCGCCGCGTAATGAAACGTCTAAACGAAAGCGAAGTTCAACAGGCTCAAGTTGTGTTGGCTGCACAAGACATGGTAGACAAAATGCAAGGCATGCTGGAAGATGTCACAGAATTGCAATTCAAAGAACTGCCTGCTCTGGTTGATTCGATCAAGAATCAAGTGGGTATAGAACAAGCTCAACAATTCAACACAGATGCCACTGCTGCACTCAGCGGTCTGGTTGGCAACTTGCAAGGCGCCAAACAACAACTGGACACTGCATTGAATGTGGTAACTGGTCAGGCTGCTCCTGGTGGTGCTATTCCTGGAGCAGCTGATGCTGCCATGGCCGGCGCTGACATAGGTGCTGCCGGTGCTGACATGGCCGCTGCTGACGACCTAGGTGCTGATGCCGCCGCCGCCGACATGGCCGCTGCCGACATGGGTGCTGAACCTCCTGCCGCAGCACTTGGACGAGCACGTAGATAATGCGCATAGATGAAGTTGCTTCATCTACCACAGACCCCAGCGCACTAACGGGCCTGGTGTCTTTTCTAAACGGTCGTGCCAACGATACCAACGCACAAAAACAAATCAGCCAGGCAGCATTTATTAGTCTGGCGCAGAGCCTAGACATCAATGTCAATGCTCAAAATTTGGGCAGTCTAATAGATCAGCCTCCATTGAGCAACTTGCTAGAACCACTGGATCCCAATTCGGGTGTGGTCACTTTCAAAGGTGCCGAAACAGGTCCAACTGCGATGCCAGTTGATCGAGCACAAGACATTGTTGCTGCTGCTGCCAAGTCAGCAATGAAACGTCCAATGTAATCAAACTGGTTGACTAGTTGGTGCATTGGTTGTATACTCAATACAAGGAACCAATATGGCTTATTCAGACAAAGTAGTCGACCACTACGAAAACCCCCGCAACGTCGGCAGCTTTGAAAAAGGCGATGACACAGTAGGTACCGGAATGGTAGGAGCTCCTGCCTGCGGTGACGTAATGAAACTGCAAATCAAAGTCACGGATGGAATAATCACAGATGCAAGATTTAAAACATACGGTTGCGGCAGCGCGATTGCGTCAAGTTCACTTGTTACTGAGTGGGTCAAAGGACGTACCCTTGAGCAGGCGGAAACGATCAAAAATAGCGAAATTGCTACTGAGCTTGCCCTCCCCCCTGTTAAAATTCATTGTTCAATACTTGCAGAAGATGCCATCAAGGCGGCGGTAGCTGACTACAGAATCAAACATGATCTCGTTCACTGACACTGCTCGAACCAAAATCAAACGATTGTTAGAAAAACGCGGTGGTATAGGCATACGTCTAGCAGTAAAAACTACCGGATGCTCGGGCCTAGCTTATGTGCTAGAATACGTCGATGCACACGCTGGTGACAGCAGCACCATAAATTATGCTCAACCAGATTTTTCTGTGCTGGTGGACAAAAAACACGAAGTGTACCTTGATGGCATGACTGTGGATTATGTTCGCCAAGGTCTCAATGAAGGTTTTGATTTTTCAAATCCCAACGAACGCGACCGCTGTGGTTGTGGAGAAAGTTTTAGAGTTTAAATGATAGTCAACAGATACAACTACACACCCATCAGCAGAGAAACCATAGACGGCAAACGACACTACTGCTTGCCCGACGGAACCAAGGTACCCAGTGTAACCACAATCCTGGACCGAACCAAGAGTGAAGAAAAACGCCAAGTTCTGGCCAACTGGCGCAAGCGAGTGGGCGAGCAAAAGGCTCAAGAGATTACCACAGAAGCAGCCAACCGCGGCACACGCATGCACAGCTATCTTGAGCACTACATGCTGCATGACGACATGAAGCCCTTGCCCGGAAATCCTTTTGCACATCCTTCATGGTTCATGGCCGCAGAAGTTATTCTACAAGGCCTGTGCCATGTGAATGAATTTTGGGGTGCAGAAGTTCCTGTGTATTATAGTGGGTTATATGCTGGTACCACAGACTGTTTAGGTGTGTGGAAAAATCGGCCTGCTATCATGGATTTTAAACAAACCAACAAGCCCAAAAAGCGTGAATGGATTGATGATTATTTTGTGCAGTTGGCAGCATACGCAGCGGCACACAACGAAACCCACGGCACAACCATTGATTGCGGCGTTATTTTGATGGCTCAGCAGCCCGATGTACTAGCAGACGGTAGCCTGGGCAAGCCGGTGTACACAGAGTACGTGATTGAAGGCGAAGAGTTTGCACACTGGAACAATGAGTGGATGAAACGAGTTGAGCAGTACTACGCCACACGCTAAATATGTGATACTTCAAGGACTATCACCGTGGCAATTGTACAAATCTCCAGAATAACTCAAAGAAAAGGTCTTGCAACTGACCTACCACAGCCCTTGGCTGGTGCCGAACTAGGGTGGGCAGTTGATGATCGTAAACTCTACATTGGCAATGGCACAATTGCCGAAGGCGCTCCAGTCATTGGCAACACTGAGGTGCTGACTGAATTCAGTGATATTCTCAGCTATGCTACTGAATACACCTATCAGGGCACCGCAGCAGGATATGCTGTGCAAACAGGTGCCACCAACGGAACACCCGAGAGTCAAAGTCTACAGTCAAGACTGGACAGCTATGCAGTAATCACTGATTTTGGCGCCACTGGCGACGGTACCACTGATGTCACAGCAGACATCAACCGCGCACTTTATCAAATATTTTGTCGTGAAGTAAATCCGCAAATTCGACGCAGCATATTTTTTCCCGCTGGCGAGTACATTATCACAGACACCTTGCTGATTCCACCTTTTTGCAAATTGTACGGCGAGGGAGCAGAGTCAACCGTTATCAACTTTCGAGTGCAGACCTGGACCAATACCATTTTTTATGACGCAGGCGTATTGGTCTATGATGCTGGTACTGCTGCCTACTACAGAAGCCTGGCCGATGTGCCCGTTGGCACGGCCATTGGCGATGCCACGTACTGGCTGGCAGAATCCTTGCCGCCTTATATAGGAAGAACCACAGACAGTCTACAACAAACTGGTGCAAACATTGGATCCAACAGTGCCTTACCGCCGGGGTCGGTTGAAGTGTCAGGCATGAGATTTGTAACAAATCAAACAGAACAAAATGGTATCTTGATTGAAGCTGCTGACAACTGCGTTTTTGACAGTGTGTCTGTGGCTGGTCCTGGCACAACTACCACACTGCAAACTGCCACCGCTGACACCAGCTGTGTGGTCTGGAACAGCACCGGAAGTTACATTTGCAAACATGTGGTCTGGAACAACTGTGAATTCTCGGGCATGGTCTGGGGCACCAACACAGATGAACAGATTGAGGGCTGCACTATCAGCAACAGCACATTTGACACCCTGTACCAGGGTGTGTATCTTGGCAATACCGTGGCACCGCCGGTGGGACCAACTGGTGTGCGAATTGTACAAAATACCTTTGACAATGTGTACGCTGAAGGCATCAGTATTGTGAATGTTGGACTCAATGCCAGCGCCTACAACACCTTTTATGATGTGGGCAACTGGTTCCAGGGTACCACAACACCAGTCACTCCAGTGATTGACATCAACGGCAACAACAATGTCAGCATAGGCGACATGTTTGAAAGAACCACTCAGTATGCCGATGGCCTGCATCCAAGAATCAAGCTGAACAACCTCAATGGCATTGCGCTGGGCATGAATGTCAGCAACATTGTGTTCTATGAAAGCAATGTGGCAGACCTAACAGCAGCCAATCAGATTGCAGTGGGCACATATCAACGCACAGCAGGCATACAGGACATCATTGCCAATAATTCTTCAGCCAACCTGGCCTACATCAGTGGAACATATATCAGTAGTTTTCGAATGGACTATACCATCGTTCGTGATGTGTATCGACGATCGGGTACGCTGTCAGCAGTCAAAGGTCAAGCAGCACTGGGCACAGGATTTACATACGCTGACGATTATATAGAAAACGGTGTCACAGGAGTCACGTTGATTGCTGCCGCCGACGGTGCCAATGTGCGAGTTTCCTATTCTTCAACCAATACGGTTTCGGGCACAATCAATTATTCAATAACCAATCTTGGTTGATGTGGCCCTCCACCTTTGCCCAACGGCTTGAGAGTTGGTCACAACTCCGAGACCAAGCTGCCAGGACCAATCCTGAATCGGCCCTGCGCCTGATCAATGCCTGGTGGTTTCGTGTTCCGTGGCGTGCTTACCATTTGCACTGGGATGATCAGCCTGCCTGGCCAGATCCCTGGCAATTATTGAGCGACAACATGTACTGCGGCCTTGCTCGCGGGCTGGGAATCGTGTATACTATAGCTATGCTAGATCGAGAAGATCTGCAGGATTCCCAGTTGATTGACACTGGCAGTGACAATTTAGTCCTGGTAGACAAAAAGAAATATATACTTAATTGGGACTCGACAACTGTCGTAAATATCAATCCAACAGTATCACATGCCCGACACAGCGTAACGCAAGAGCAAATACAAAAACAAATTAGGTAACAATGAAGCAAATTATAGTACAAAAACGTGACGGAACTCGCGAGCCATTAGCGTTAGAGAAGTGGCAGGCACAAATAGCCAAGGTTTGTGCAGGTATAGCAGATGTAAGTCAGAGCATG